GAAATTGATGCTGTCATATCCGCCTTTGTCTGTATCATCCCCGATTATCTGCTGCGGCGAGTCTTTTTTGGGATAGGAAATAGCCGCAAGCTTTCTCTCTCCTGAGTATGACCCCAGCATCGCAAGAACGGATTTTGACCGCTCTTTGGCTGTCTCCTGCTCAAGGATAAGAACCTCTCGCTGCATCTCTATTAACTTGCGCCGGTAATCAGAGACGGTCTGAGCAACAGTCTTTTGACTCTCATAATAGAACGCAGAATCAGTTAATTGCTGCTCAATAACTTTTGTTACGTTCCCATCAGAGTCATACAGAGTTACCTTGACTGTGTTCTTGGTACAGGCTATAACAAAAAACAATAGTGTTAAGCTGACATATTTTCTATGAATGCTTAAATCCCCCGTGTCTGTGGTGTAAAATTTCTTGTATAACGTGCAACGCCTTTATGAATACTTGGTTCTGCTATATAACCGTTAAAATTATTAGTCTGCGTTCCCACATCCGTTCCAATATATAAGGTTGTATCAGAGTCATAAATACTGTCACTCCCCATATTCATTGTACCAGACTGTGTTCCATTGACATACATAATTAAATCATTACTTCTATTGCGTATTACAACAATATCTGTCCAAACATTCAATGCGACTGTTACATCAGAGTTTATCGCATTGGCGGGGAGTTCTCCTGTTGTGGAATACACAAATACGAATTTATTAATTGCCTGGTCAATACCCACTTCCCATGATCTTTTATCATTGATATAATCATATTTACTGATTATGTGACTCGCTATCTCAGGCATTGAAATTACATATATGCTGCAATGCAAAGTAAAAAGATTATTTCCAAGATTCCAGTCATCAGAATCGGGAATTGTCAGATATTGATCAGTGCCATTAAAACTTGCACACTTCCGCCCGTCAACAGTTGTGATAGCCACATTACCGTTATTTGTGACCGTGTGCGTCTCTGACTTACCCACGCTCTTCTCTTCTGCGACACTGTTCTGAAACGGCAAATACAGCTTGCAATATGGGTCGTTCTGTAATTTACTTGTATTAGACAGGAACATTTCACTCCATCACAGGCACAAAGATAAAGGTTGCGACCAGATCAACAGCCCCGCCATCTCCGGCAGTCAAGTCTATATCAATAATATCCCCGTTATTTACATCATAATGGGTTGTGGATATGTTGACTCCCGACTTTGTTTCATTGCCGCCGTCCGGCAATGACAGTTCAGACGTAAGCACATTGCTCCCGCCGATCACAACCTGGATAGTTGCTTGTGTTGTCAGATCATCAGTCAGGCTTGCTATGTCAAGACCTACAAATTTGACCTTTCCTTTTTTCCAACGCCAGCCGCCTGAAATGTTTAAATAGTTTTCAAGCATACCTGCGATGGTTGAACCAGAGTATTCGCCGGCTATTCCGTATGCCACATCTATTACAGGGATTTTTGTGTAATCCAAATTAGTTATGTCACCGGAGAGAGGCGCACCTCTGACTGTCAGCAGCGTAGACGTGATCGCAACACATATCCCATGGAAATCAACCCCGCCTATCGTGTATCTCAGACCGTCACCAGGATTGACTTTTGCCGTCCAGTCGGATGACATCGTAATTGTTGACGTGCTGGCAGGCGTAGCCGTATAGCCGGTCATTTCCTTCCAATAACTTCCTGCTTTGTCTATTGCCGTCTGCTGCGCTGTTGAAACAGGCTTAGCCGAGTCTGCTGTATTGTCAACATTGCCGAGTCCGACATCGCTTTTATCAAGTGTCACAACACCTGTTTTACCCGCTACTGAATCAACTGTATTTTCTTGTGCGGTTGAAGGCGCATGAGCCGTCTGGCTATGGTCATAGGCGATCTTGCCCCTGTCACCTCTGTACGCGGTGATACTTGTCTCACCCAAAATCAAACCGCCTGCTATGAGTACATACTGCACACCATCCCACCGGTATAGGTAGCTGTTTGACTCATCAAGATACAGCTTGCCTGATTCGCCGGTTGCGGGAAATGAAGCAAAATTGGCAAATGGCAACACTTCATCTTCTCCGACTCCGCCAATGCCTATCTCAGAACCCCACATATGCCTTCACCTCTTTCTCAGTATGCAATGACTGCTGTTGTCTGTCCGCCTGATGATGTGATTTTAATACCCGTCACCGTGCCTGTCAGGTAATCAATCTCATTTGCAGTTACAGCCCCGGCAGGCCATTCAAACCATTGCGCCGTAACTCCGTCATCAATGTCCGCCGCCGGGTAGTTCGTAAAATAAACTCCGGCTGTTGCAGCAACCGGCGCAACTGACAGCGATGTGTTGACGGGAAAACAGTCATACTTAACGCCTGACTGCCGCACGCCCATCCTGACAATGAGGTTGTCCCCGTCATTTACGGTGAACTTGCTTATCCTGCTCGTAATCTGTTCAAAAACGTCTGCCATAACAATACATCCTGTTCTGATGCAAGCCCGAACTGCTCAGACCTGCATCAGTATTGATAATTATTACTCTATGTCACCTGTGACTGGATTGCGCCCCGTGGGTCAACGCATATGCCGTTATACTCGTGCAAGAGCTTATACTGGATATTGTCAGTTGTCACGTTAGTCTGATTCTGGCTTGAGTTGATCAGCATCATGATTGGTGTCTCACGCCCCTCAAGAAAGCCCATCTCGATCAGCGAAGCTTCTGTCTTCGGCATAATCATTCCCCAATCATCATTGTCAGTTGCAAACGGGATCAAAGCGCCTGCGATCTTGCCATAACACGGGTTCCTTGTCCTTGAGTCAACGCCTGACGCTGCGTAATAGTGTTCGTCCTTGATGACTCCTTCTGCTGTTGCTGCCAAAGCCTGAGGATAAAGCAGCACGGGTTTTTTTGTTGCATCGGCAAGCCAGCCTATTTTCTCTCCTGAGTCGGCTTCTGTCATGTTAGCCAATGCCGTGTATGCAGTCCATGCGTTCGTGTAGTTCAGAGCGATTGTCAGCAAGTTATTATGAGCAAGCGTGAACCATGCTGTACCGTCAATGCAGTTTGAGTTATTGATGAAGAATCCCCACACCGCTTTGGCGTAAGTCCGTCTTGCAGACCGTCCGAGTCTGTCAACAATGTCTTTGACAAGTCCGATGTTGTCATTGATGATTGTTTTTCTGTTGACTGACAGAATCCCGCCTCTCTGAGCCAGTGAATAACTTGCGCTCTCTTCTGTCGGGAATGTAAGCTCAGTATAATCCTGAGTTATTCCGGGGTCAACTGTCGGAATATCAGAGAAATAACCGACCATAACAACATTCTGAGGATTGAAGTCTTTGAGTCTGGTCTTTTTCGATATCCAGATATTTTCATTGAAGTTGGCTTCCTTGTATGCCATGACCAGCCTGCGATACATAGCGTCACCCAAGGCAGTCGGGAATGATGTTGGAGATATGGCGGCTTGTGTCGCTCTGAACTGATTCGATATGTCAAAGTAATTGCCCCATATTTCGTTGTCTCCTGTCCAGTCCACATACAACTGTCTTAGACTTCCGCTCGGTGTGTAGTCAAAGTCATCAGCCTGGATTGCCCTCATGTCGGCGCTGAAAATGGGGTTATGGTTCACGTCCGTCATTTCATTTAAGGATTTAAAATCATCCTTGCCTATTCCCATCAACTTATAGAGTGACAAACGCATTTTGAGTCCGGGGTCGGGTCCTACTTTGGCATTGGGATTGAGATCAAGACCTGCAAATCCTGGCACTTGCATCTGAGCCAAATCCTGAACTTCCGACTTGATCGCTGCGTCAAGGTCTTCATACTTGAAAATCTTGTCTCTGAATCTGGGATAAATCATTTTTTCAAGCACCCTGTCCGGCAAATTAGACTCTCTGCATTTCTGATGCAGATAATCAGAACACGCAGCACGTTCCTGAATCATATTCACAGTCTCAGTGATCTGCTTTTCAGCTTCTTTTTTTGATTCTCTGACAAGCTGTTCAACCGACATGGCAGGCTGTGTCAATGCCGCCAGCGAGGTTTGAATCGCCCTTGTGATTCCAGCCTCGAACTGTTCGTGTGTTATCCCCTGCGGTTGCGGTTCAGCTTCTTCCTTCTTTGCAGGTTTTACAGAACCTTTCAGAACCTCTTTCAGATCAGACTCGCTCATTTGAGCGATAGCATCGTCTTCAACCCCGTTTAAAAATCCGCCTTCCTTCAAAAACTGAATTAATTCTTCTCTTGTCATAATATTTTCTCCCCCCGCCGGAGCGACTGATTCAACTGCCCTGCGGAATCTACCGCCCGCCGCCGGGCGAGTTACAACATCCACGCTTGAAACGGAATCTATTCTTGTCACATAGTCAAACATCCCGTTTTCAACACTTATTGGTATTTTCCCTATCCTTGAATCTATTGACAGACCAAGCACGCCATTGTTTTTTGCCAACAGGTGCGGCAACCAAGCTTGGTCGGGTCTGAACTCTATGTCTGCTACAACGCCTGTCCCATTGATATACTTGACATTTTTAGTTGTACCGACTTTTTCTTTTACGAGATATCTTTTAAAATCTTCAACCTCGATAGGAGCATCAGCGATATGATTGAAGTCGCTGCCCTGGTCAGTTTTACGCTCGTATGCGTTTATGTCAATACCCGTGAAAAGCCCTTTTTCAACCGCATCGGATAAAACCTCATCTGACCAGATGTATCTTGGATATCCCTTGCTTATGCCCGGTTCAATCAGTACCGCTTCCCATACAAGCCCTTTCTCTTTGAATACTCCCCTGACGGTCTCAGGGTCGGCGGATGATTTTATGAGATACGATGTTATTATGTCTTCAACCGTTTCAGCGCTTGCGGATGCTCTGAACCTTGATAATTTTGCTTCTGCCATCCTGCGCCATCTGCCGGTTGAAGCATCTTTTTCATATAATTTCTTTACAGAAGATATTGCCGCTATCCTGGCTTTTTCTTCATCCTTTGTTTCCTCTAAAACCCTGTTGAACACGTCAACAGCGATCCTCTGCGCTCCGGGCGGCATATTCTCCGACCATTCAGGCGGATTTTTCAGAGTATATGGCATAGCTAACTCCTCATCATGTCGCTAAATTCTTATATTTTTTTCCGCCTGTTGTGACGACTGTTACTGTCCCGTCATCATGTCTTCTTTCTGACAGTATAAATCCGTTTTGTTTAAGATATTTATAGTCCGGTTTGCCGGAAACCATATCTGTGGGTAGCGTGGCGGTCTGCCCTGTCTGCAATGCTGCTATCTGCTGCTCTTTTGCTGCTATATCAGCTTCGTATTTTGACACAAGATTTTTTATCATGTTGACTATCTTGTTATCTGAAATACTCATTTGCTGCTCTTCACTCATGTCAGAGAGCATATCTGTCTCTGACATCCACGCCAATATTTTCAACTTGAGTGTATCTGTATGTTCCATAACAAAATCCTTCTTTTAAGACAGGCCAATAAAAAAAGCTATAATCAGAGAGTATTATAATTGCCGGTCTCCAATTATAGCTTGTTTTATTGCTTGCGTCCGTCCGTCAGGCGTCCCGTCAGAACGAAACCTGTGAGGAGAATTTGAAATTCTCTGTTTTTTTTAAGTATTTTTTCCCATTATCAAATAGATGCAGTATTTGTCAAGTACATTTACAACTTTTCAGAGTTGTATTATTTCAAAACTTTCCAGATCAATGAAAATATCTTCCGAGTTCCAGCAACGATTTTCCTTTTCAGCTAATTTTAAAAAATCTTCTTCTGAAAAATTGACAAGTTCAGAAAAAGATATTTCCATGTTTATTATTATGTATGCCAGATCACGCAAGTCAGAACTTTTACCTTCCCGCAGGTCGCTCATAAATTCATAAGCCCAAAATGCCTGAGATGCAACTGTTTTGATGTGATTTTTTATAGCACCTGCTTCACCGAAAAATTCTTGTTTGCCGTTTTCAGTAAAAACCCGCTTTACGATTTCAACCGGCGATTCTGCAAGTTCTTTGTTCCAAGGGACTGCATATTTATTTTGTAAGAACGGAATCACAACAAACTCAGTTGCAATACGAGCGGAAACTGCCAAGTCATTATCACTATATTTTATATGTAAAATCAACATTTTTCATATTATCCTTCATCATAAAACGGCTTTTTCTCATAATCTTTCATCTCATTATTCCTCTTATCTTTTTCAGACTTTTCCGACTCAGCTTCGGGGTCTATGTCAAAGCCCGTCTGAGACATATAGAATGCGAATATCTTTGAGGATGTCTCCTCAGATATCCATCCCTGGCGCTGCGCAACCGTAAGCGTTTTACTTATGCTGTCAACCATCCCGACTTTCTGCTTGTCATCTTTTTCGATTTTGGGCATGTTGACAGTTACCTTGTATTCAATATTTTTCAATGTCTTATATTTAACAGCCTGGTCAATGACAAATCTTAAAATATATTCAAGTATATACTTCCAATACCGTTGTTGGTCTGCAAAGAATTTGAATGTCGGTCTATTCATCATTTCAGACTCGGTTTTATAAGCCTTGCCACCGCTACCGAGCCATGAAGCAGGAATGTTCAGGGCGGCGGCTATGTAATCCTTCATTGTGTCAAAGTGTGACCGGCTGTCGGCTGCATTTAAATTTGGTGAAACCGCCGACCATTCAGCTTGGTCATTTACATACAGGATTGAGCCTGTGTTAAGCGTTCTTGGTGCATTCCTCTGTAATTCATCTATTTCCTCTTTTGTTGCTCCGGCAAGTTTGCATTGCCATATAAACGCTTTTCGCTGTGGCAATAGGTTATTTTCACTTTTCAGATTGTTTTCATACCTTTTGATAAAATCAAAGACGGGCGTGAAGTAACTATACCCCCGTGGCATATTGGGGAGCTTATTGACTGCGAAATAAAAGCAGTCACCGTCAAGGCGACCATAGTTGTTTTTTGTGTAGTCGGTCTGCTGTCTTATCGCTGGTATGATATGTTGAACTTCCGTAGCGGAGAACGTTTGCACCGCAGCAACAATCTTGGGGAAATTGAGAACCGTGTGGACTTCCTGAATCAGCGCAGGGTCAAGGTACGACAGCCAGACCTTGCCGTTTATCTTATTGACTTCCACCGGGTAGCATTGCTCCCCCAGCAGCGCTAAAGATTCAACAAGCCGGGGCAGTTCAATATCCATCTTGTTAAACGTATCATTCCAGAAGTCGTCAAGCACCTCTTTTGCAACTGCCTGCTCTGTTTTATCTTCCGAATCAACCTCATAAGAAACGCCTTCACCTATGACAAAGTTCCGAATGTCTTCACAGAACCTTTTGATAAAGCCGGACGTTATATACATGTTTGATGCGGTCTCAATCATCTGAGCGTGTGAAACAGGTACACTTTCTCTGCGTTCCCCTGTATCATAAAACGCTGTACCTGTCTGTCTGAAATCCGTATCATAGGCTATCCAGCTTTGTCTTGCTTCCCTGACTTTCGTTTCTACCAGAGCAGAGACCTCTCCCTCTGTCATTAAGCCAACCATTTTTGCAATTTTTTCACGCAAATCCATATTACGCTCCGATTAGTTGTTTTGCCGATAAGAATTAATTCCTTAACAGTTGCATTCAGCACGTAAGCCCCTGTCAGCTTCAAGTTCATCAAAATTGACTTTATTTATTTTTATAAGGTTTTCCATCAGTTGCAGTTGTAAAGAAATACTTTACAACTGAATTTTGTCTTCAAAAGATTCTGCAACGCCCTGTAATGCTCCTTTGTAGGCAGGCACCACTGGGAACGGCTGAAATAATGTCTTGACGCCATTCCGCCTGATGAACGGGAAAAACCGCAGGCTGCATTGCAGTCGGCTTTGTCTATTCCGGCTTTCTTTCTTTCGTTGACCATCTTCCAGTAAGCACCCCATGCGTCAGACCTGTTGTTATGGTCGGCAAGTCCGCCGTTATTTTATTATCAGTATTCTGCATAACAAAATAATTAATTAACCAAATAACTGTCATCCCCGCCACTGAGGAGATCATTGCCGTTAAACAGATCATCATCTCCTTTACTTTCATCCGATACAGGTATGACGCCCGCCGCCGGAGCAGGGGCAATTCTCATATAACAAAGAAATTGAGAAGTGCTGTCAACCTGGTCATCATGGGGGACAGACGGAAAATTAATTATTTCTTCAATATAATCATCAAACCAGGGAGCTTTTACGGGTAGTCTTACCCTGCCGTTCTCAAAAGCCGGAGATTCAAGAAATAGGCGTGTCGCCTTGTCAGTATGCGCCGGTTTGAATGCTCTTACCGGCATATCTGTTCTTCTTCTGATTTCAGGTATCAGGCTTATCCCGCTTGACTTGTCCTCAATTAAAATCGTGTTTATCCCTAAATGTTTGAATGCTTCATACTGAGACTTAACGCTTTCAAACAAGTCTGGAAATTCAAGCCTTTTTCTGAACACATGAATCAGGAAAAATGTGTCTTTTGTGCATCCCCATGTCGTGCATACAGAGTAGTCATGAGCATCATCTGCTTTCATTGCCGTGTCCCATGACTGAATTACCTGAACAAACTTCTCCGGAAACGTATCATAAGTAAATCTGTAAATCCAGTCTGCCTTGACAATGCCACCCTCAACCGGAGCGGGGCGTTGCTGCAACTGCCCGGATGCTCCCCATGTGCCGAGTATGTTCCTGTACTTTTCGATTTCAGCTAAAGGGAATCTTTCAGGCCACAGGATATCCCCGTCTTTGCGGGGGTCAGTAAAGTTCAATGCGGTTTTTGATCTGATAGGATGCTTTGACTCGAATACCGCAGGAAGGCACAATATATCCCAATCTTCCTGCTGCATTACGTGTCCTGTAAGATCATACTGATGTCCACGCTGCTGAACTATGATCTTAGCACTTTTCTTGGGGTCATTAAGCCGTGATGACCACGAGTAATCATAAAAATTATTCGTGCTTTCCCGGTACGCCTTTGAAAAAATCTTTTTCATATTATTCGGGTCATCAAGAATAATGATATCTCCGCCTTCTCCGGTACTCATACCGTCCACCGAAGTTGCTATGCGGTAGCCGTGTTTATCATTTTTGAAGTTTTCCTTTGTGTCCTGGTCATCCCTGATTTTGAACACATCCCCGAACCATTTTTGATAAAGCGGGCTTCTGATTATCTGGCGGCACTTGATGCTGTCACGCCGGGATAGCGCCTGAGAGTAAGAAGCATAAAGGAATTGCAGTTCAGGTTTTTTTGTCCAGGCAAACGCCGGAAAAAAAACTGATACGGTAAGGGATTTCTGATGCCTGAACGGAATATTGATAATCAGATTCCTGATCTGACCGTCAAGCACGGCCTGCAAATGCTCACAGATAACGTCTGTGTGCCATCCGTGAACGTACTCCGCCGGGTCAGCATAATGCCAGAATTTTTTGATAAAATCTGACAGGCTGCTTTTGCAGAGTATTTTCTCTGCATGTTCAAAAAGTTCAGGGCTGAAAATCATCTTTCAAGGCGTTGCCTGCCTCTGCACCGTGCTTGCCAGCTTTTTCAAGATTAGCAGCTTCTAATTTCTTGTTTTTCATTCGCACATATTCAAGGGCTAATTCAGCAGTTTCAAACATTGCTATCGGTTCTGAAGCTGAACACCCTACAAAAGCCCATGACCGTTCATGAAAAATATTGTCTTCAAGGGCACCTTTGCCCAAATAATATATTTCTTTATTCATAATAAACGCATAACGCCTAATTAAGCGGCAGGGGCGTTTTGTTGACCCCATGCCTTTCATTCTGCGCTCCCTTTGTTAATTTTCAAAAATTACAACCCGCCGAAAGCCCCTGCCCGCTTCAATGACGGGTTAGAGGGCTTCATCAATTCGCATCTGCTGTTTTGCAGCATCCAAATGTTCCCTGCAACATGCGACATGCCCGCCGCTCATGATTCCAGACGGCTTGCCGCATACCTCACAAGGTCCCATCGGATCAGTTTTGTGTGCCAGCCAATAATCATTTGCATCGCAAGACCATTTATCATTTATATCAGGGAGATTCCCCGGACCTTCAAGAGCATTGTATATCCACATCATTCCGCTTTTATCTCCGTTGTGATGCGCATCAATCAATGCCGCCTGCATCCCAACCGTAAGATTGTGAACTATTTTATCAAGTTCAGCATAACCCTCTTTCAGTTTTTCGTAATCAGGGGTTTGCTCCGGTTCAAATTCCTGCCATGCCCCCACACCTTCCCATTGTCCCACCTGTTCAGGAGTCATTATTTCGACTGCATGAGCAATTAACCTTCTTGCTTCTTCTATATATTCGTCTTTATTCATAGCCCTCTAACGCCTGAATTAAGCGGCAGGGGCGGCACCTTAAAGGCAACCCTGCCGGTAAAAAGTTAATTTGTTAACACTCTCAACGCCAACCCCCCGTAAGCCCCTGTCCGCTTCAATGCAGGGTTATATTGCCCGTTTATTGCACTCCAAAATAACATCCACAATTCGGACACGTTGCTCCGTATTCAGGAGAATCTTCTCTTGATACTAAGTC